GTTCATGGAAGAACTTACAGTCTGACGCTGCTAAATTAGCTAGCAAGTGGGAAGCTACCGGTCTTTTAGAAGGCATCGAAGGTCAAGCTTCTAACAATATGTCAATGATCCTTGAGAACCAAGCTAAGCAATTAGTAGTTGAACAATCAGGTACCACTGGTGGTGGTGCTAACTTTACTGTAGGCCAAGGTGAAAACTGGGCTGGTATCGCATTACCATTAGTACGTAAGGTATTCGGTCAAATCGCTGCTAAAGAATTCGTTTCTGTACAGCCAATGAACCTTCCTTCAGGTCTAGTATTCTACTTAGACTTCCAGTATGGTGATGACAAAAAACCATTTGCTACTGGTGATTCACTTTACGGTACTTCTAACTCAGGTACTTACCCATTTGAAACACCAAATTCAGTTACTGAGCAGTACAATGCTGGTGGTTTATACGGTGCTGGTAAGTTCGCTTACTCAACTAACCAATTCTCATCTTCAGCTGCAGGAGTTGAGAATGGATAAGTACCAGAAGAGTTTCTGTCACCATATAAGCTATCACCAGCAGTGAATGGATTCTTAGTGTTTCCATATTGGAAATCCAAGAAGAATACTAGACCTGAAGGCAAGTTCATTGGTTGTACAGATACGAATTCTTGAGCTACGATAGTACCGAATACTTTACGTACTAATGGTAATGCGATACCAGCCCAGTTTTCACCTTCAGTTCCTGAAGTGAAAGAAGAGTTTGTTGAGATGGTGTTCATCTCAGTTACTAGTTGCTTAGCTTGGTTTTCTAACAACAAAGACATGTTGTTTGATTCAGTTTCGCCTAAGCCTTCTAGTAAGCCTGTCTTAGCCCATTTTCCGGCTAATTTAGCAGCATCAGACTGCAAAGACTTCCATGAGCCAGCAGCTGATTCTAATAATTGGTTTACTTGTGACATTGTATTTTCAATTAAATGTTATACTTATTTTAATCCGGCAAGTTTTTGCCATCTTGCAAATTGATCGTTAACCTCTAAGATTGGTTTCTTAGGAGCTGCACCCATTGGTTTTGAAGCTCTACCTAAATTTTCTTTAATAGCAGCTTTTTCCGTGGTTAAACCTTCGCTTAATGTTTCAAAAACGAGTTTAACTTCTGCTACGGTAGATGCTTTGTCGAATGCACCTAAAACTTTAGCTTTTTGGTTTTCGGTCAAGTTTTTAGAACGGAAGATTTTGTTAACGTAAAGTAGTTTAGAATTTAAGATATTGATTTCATTGATTTCTGATTTCAATTCTTCAATTTCTTTTTTCATTTCGTCTACGTCGTAGCCTTCTTCCATTTCGTCTTTTGCTTCGTCGATGTCTTCACCTTCAGCCATATCCACAGAAGTCATTTCGTCGTCTTCTACTTCAATTTCGCCTTCAGCGTCAACTTCAACATCCACATCATCTTCGAATGATTCACCAGCTTCTAATTCGCCAGTTTTAACCATGTCTTCGATTACGTCTTCGATGAATTTCTTCAAATCTTCTTCAGACATATCTTCAAGGTCGATTTCTTCGTCTTCAGCTTCTTCGCTACCTTCTTCTTCACCTTCTTCTTCTTCAGCTTCAGCCATATTGCCTTTTGCTGTAGGAGTATCTGGATCGTTGATGGTGTCAAGAGCTTCATCCATTTCTTCTTTTTTACCTTCATCCATGTCTTCCGCTTCATTGAGTTCAGCATCGAGTTCAGCCAATAGCTCGTCTAAATCCATTTCGTCTAAGTCCTTAGCTTCTTCCATGTCTTCACCTTCTGACATTTCGTCTTTAGCTTCATCCATTTCTTCAGCTTCGTCCATTTCCTCAACTTCTTTAACGTCGCCTTTGGCGTCCATTTTTTCATCTACTTCTTCAGCTTCTTTCATTTCTTTCTCTTCAGCTTCTTTTACTTCTTCCTCGTCCATTTCGGCGAGTTTAGCAGCAAATTTTTCTTTCAAGTAAGGCGTGAAAGCTTCTTCCAAAGCAGCCTTTGCGTTTGCAATAGCAGTTTCTTTAACAGCTTTTGCATCAGCGATTGCTTCTTTTAGCAGATCTCTGTTTGCCATTTTGTCCTCAAATTAAATTGTTGGAAGTACGGTTATTAAGAACCGTAATAAGATTTATTAACTATAGATGCGATATAGAAAATCGCATATTACGATTATACGTATATGCAGATTCTCTAAAGTCGCAAAAAGTTTAAATAAGGGGGCAAGAACCGTTAGCACATAGAATTTCGCTAACAATTTGATTTACTTTACCGTATTTGTCTTGGTTTGAAAAGTCTAATCCTTCTTTAATCACGTGCATATATGAGCCTGGATTTGAAGGTGTTGAAACAAAGTCCCAACATAATAATTCGAAATCATCTTGTACCTCTAGTACACCATTTCTTTCCTGTAACGAACCCATACCTCGTGATGAAACACCTACTTGTACATTGTTTTCGATTAGGGCTTTTAAGATGTTACCTGATGTTGTAGGTAAGATTTCGATTTTACCGATTACATGATCTCCATCCCACCATAATTCTCTAATAATGTGGGATACATTTTTAAGGTTAATGATTGAAGACTCGGGATGATCTAATTCACCGGTTGCTCTATTTTCTTTAACAACCTCATTATATTTTTCGATTTCTCTTTCCCACAATTCTTTAGCATAGTAACGACCATTACCATTTTTAACCTCAGCAGTCGCTAAAATACCTTCTACTAATGGATTACCAGAAGGAGCAACCGATTCAGTTAAACTAACTGGGTTGGTGTTAAATGCTCTAGTTTCAATCAGTACCTGTTTCATATTATACGTTGCCGTAGCCGCTTGATTTATGTTTTCCTTTAGCCTCTTTAGGTGTATCTAATTGTTCACCTTTTAAACCATCAACTCCAAACATAGCATTTTCCATATAGTAATTAGGATTTTTAGCCATATTTTTAGCTACCATGTCTTTAATTTGGGCTACAGTTTTTTCAGCATTTTTAGGATTATTCATTTCAGCAATATATCCTAACAAGAATGCTTGACCATATAGATTGTCAATGTTTTTTTCGTCTTTGTAATCGAAGCCAGCTGTTTCAGCATCTTCTACTTCTTTGTCTACATTTTTAGACATTGCTTTTACTTCAGCTTCAAAGATTTTAAACCAGTCTTTTCTACCTTCACTTGTAGCAATTCCGCCTACTCCTTCAGAAATAATGCTTTTACCTTTCAAGATTCCTACTACTTGATCGAAAGTATTGTTTACATTGATATATTCAGGAAACTGTCTAAGTGCCTGACGAATAAAGAAGTTCTTGTCG